AGACTTTTTAATTTTACCGACTGCCCAATCCTTTAACATCTTCCCCATCTGTATACCCTTAGACGGCTTCCCTTCCTTAGCTTCTTCAAAATCTCCATCCGTAAAGCCTAGAAGAGCACTGGCTCCTTGAAATAGTAGAGGACCTACAAACGGTATAATAGTCGAAAACGCGCCGAGCATTTTCCATATACCTTTTCCAATCTCACCGGATTGGAAAGCATCATATGCATCTTTCGCATATAAAAATGTACCTAATATCGGTATATTGTAAGCGAATGGCTTTATAAAATTCCAGATAGGAGCACACATTTCTTTAATTATATTGAGTTTCCCGGGTTTCTTCCCAGATTCATCCGGTTGGTTTTTGTAATCCAAGTATGCATTAAACATATCTATACCGAAAGAAATAGCACTGGCAATACCAGGAGCAAAGAAGTTACCAACTAGATTTACCAATCCACTTACAAGATCTAAGACACCTCCTACATAATCATCCTCTTTAAAAGCCATATATGCAAAACCAAAACTTATCAAACCTCCTACAATTGGGATTCTTCTTAAAAACTTCGCGAAAAATTTACCTACCTTGCCTATCATCTTCACGAAGGTCTTACCTATCATCTTAATTCCTCCCATTGTTCCCCATTTACCAAATGTTTGTATAAATCCTTGGAATGGACCTCCGAATCCAGCGAAGGCGGCGACAAGAGCCGCTAAACCAGACAATAACAACATAGCTCCCGGGCCAAGGAGTTTACTCAACCAACTCTGACTATCCTTTTCCTTATCTTTAGTTTCATCCCCTTTATCTAATGCATCGAGTTTATCATACAATTTACCTAGGCCTTCTTTAAGAAATCCAAGAGGTCCTTCCTCTTCTTTTACTTTTCTCGGTCCTTTTTCTTTTTTCCGGTCAGCGGCTTCGTCTTTCCGGTTTTCATTTAAAGCTTTCTTTAAATGACCAGGTAACAAATTTTCTTGCGATTTTAGCGATTCTTCGAAATTTTTCTGAGCTTGTTCTTCATTTTTCTCAGTAAAATGTTTATTTTCTTCAGCCTTCTCTACAGAGAATTGTTTAATCTCCTTGAGCTCTAGTAAGATTTCGCTTAAAACTAATTTATCGTCTTCTTCCGCCATGTACAGAAATACTTAATCATGTAGTATTAAAGAAAGTAGCGTCGATCGGAAGCTCTAGGGACTTATCAGCTGTCTTAACATTACTGAAACCTTGTTCGAACTCTCTCACCCGTTCAATAAATGTAATTATCTTGTTGCTTAACATTAACGGTAAGTTTTCAACCAATGAAACTGCTTGAGGTATAGATAAGTCACTCACCACTACGGTCTTTTCACCTATTGTTAGTGTATGTAAGAACTTTATTAACTCGAATATGAACAAATCACCAATAGTGTCAGAAAGATCTCCGGATTGAACTTGTTCTAGCGACTTTTTAGTGTCGTCGTTAAATTTAGTATCTATAGATAGTGGAGGAGTCCGGAGGGCTCCTGTAATATTACTATAAACAATGGTTTCTTGCAGTACTTCCGGTGCTAGAGTCATTGTTGGGAATGTATTTGCATGGTCTCGGAGATTTACATCATATTCAACGTTATCGTCGTCAGGGTCCGGTAATTTAATCTGATCACCTAAGGCCTGTAATCTAAAGTGCACTAAAATACTGGTTTTATCTAGTATTAAGTAATCAATAGGTTCGGAACTATTGGATTTTATAATATCATTAGTAACACTATTGAATAGTACGTTAGACGTCGCGGCGTCTAGGGCGCCTTTGATTATATCTTTTTGTTGCTTTACAGTTAGTGGTGTAAACTGAACTTCTCTATTCTGAGACGGTATAAAAACCGGGAAAGCTTTTTCTAAATTAAGAGCTTTTAGATCTTGTAGTATATTACTGTAGTCTGACATACATCTATTTAACTAGAATCTTATAATTTATCCACTAGTTCATTCTGTCTGGTAGACTAGGGCCTTTGTTCTTATTCTCATGAGATCGTTGAGCTTGTTCTTGTCTAGCGACTTCTTTCCGGCGGGTGGCAAGAAATATCCCGGCTTCCGCAGGAGTGATACTCTCAACATACGTCGCGGACATATTAATATTAGAACTTAATGTATATAACATTTCATAATAACCGATTAAATTATCTGCATATATCAATCGGATAAAATTAAACATACTATTATTATATAGCCCTAATCTATGCTCTTCTACATGGGAATCTTTATCATGTGGACTTTTCTCAGATAAAACTACTAATTTATTAAACTCGCTCTGTATATTATTTGCATAACGGACGATATAATTAAAAACCTTTCCCGGTAGCTTATTTATTATATTCTTTTTCTCTCTAGGAGCTAATGTAGATAGATTATACTTATTACCTTTAATATCAATATCAGTAACACAATATGTCATTGTATCAAGCATATCATTATCATCAGTATATAATCTACTAGGTATTCCTAACTTTACTGCGATGTCGTCATCTAGATGAACTGTAGTTTGGGTAACTTCTCCTATATCTGTAAATTTCTGTAATATATCATTTAGATCGACTGATGTATTAAACGGTTTCTTGGTTTTTTTACATTTAAATTGTAAGTCTATTGCAGGTCCGATACAAACTATTCTCAATGTTAATAATATACAAAATAAATCTATCTTATTAATGTCATCTGATTTTATACTGGTTGACAAAGCATCGACCATATTACTGAGATACTTCTCAATATTAATATCTTTCTTCGTCTGGGTATATTTTAGGATATTCTTATATACCCTATTGTTTATTTGACTAAACTGAACCGTTTTGCGAAGACTTGGTATATATACATCTATCTTGAAATCGTCTATATCCATTTTTTTAAGATTTAAAAGTCTTACCGTAAACCTTTTCTAGCGGCGTCTACGGCATCAGTGGATGCCTGGGCTCTCTTACCGCCAGTGATGCCTAGCTGACCGGCGGCGTTCATCATATTTAGCATTTGACCAGATCCGAAGCCTTTAATAATTTCTTCAATAGGTATAAAAGGCATTCCTTCAACTGAATAGTCAGAGAAACGCCACTGTACATCGTACCTCTTAATAGTGGATGAATCATATGGTAAGTTATTATTATTTAGTGAAAATGGCACGCAATTATAAAACCTAAACACCTTCCTAGGTACTGTAGATCTCTTTTGATATGTTTTAGATAATTGTATAACTGTAATATTTGTTTTTACATTTTGAGGATCTAAACGTCCTTCTAACTCATTATCGTTTGGTCTAGCCACTAATCCTAAATGAGCTCCTAGTAGTATCCATGGTCGTATAACAAAATCAGCAAAAGATGTATTAGTTTCTAAAAATTCCATGGTTAAAGGTGAAACCGGTACACGGTCTCCTCCTTTTAAACCACCGAAGAAGCCTCTCTTTGCGTTTCCTTCCGGGTTTACATAGTCTAACCCGCTCATCTGTTCTCCGGGAATATCTAGTCCTTGTGCAAATACACACCCGGCAATCCGTTGATTGGCATAACTTGTCGATACACCTACATTCTTCTTAATGTTCCATCCTTTCTTCTCTCCATCACGACCTGGTTCGAGTTGTTGTACTAAATCTGTATATAACGCTGTCGGGAACCTTTCTATTAAAACTAACCACTGAAACGTTAGCGGAATACTACCGCTCCACGTCTCTAACATACGGAGAAAGTGGTCTCTATAATTAATCAATGGCCATAGAGGTACGTTAGTTCCAAACAATTCTACACCGGCTGAGCCTGGTGTTTTAAGAACAGATCCTATAGGGCTGTTCTTTACTAACTGCGCGCTAGTCTTTAATAAATCTCCTACACCGTTAAATCCCATATAAAATACTTATACGGATGGTGTGGTTTTATCATTCAGGTGATAAGCGATTCCAGAAATGATACGCTAACGTACAATCAAACGAAGTGGTTGCACCAGCTCCGCCGATATCATATGCTATCTCGCCTACTGATGTAGGAAAAGCACCCACTAACTGATAATGAGCAACGGCATCTAACTGAGAATTTAACTGTAGCAAATCAATCACTGCTGTAGCTCTAGGTACAAAATAGTTACCGGTTGAGTTTTTGTCGTTAAAAATGTCAGTACTCCAGTTTTCAAATAACTGTCTAATCTTACTTGCGTTATCACAATGAAAAGATATACTATATTCGCCTGGATATGAAGCTGCTCCAGGAACCTTAAAATTGAGTCCCATATACGGTACATCACTACTTGCGATCGTCCTAGCTGGAATTGATCCACCTTTGGCGTATACTAAATCATCTTCTGTGATTTCTTGATCACTACCAGCACCAGGATTAATATTCAGTACCCTGAATTGAAAGTCACGTGAAAAGTCCTTTTCTTGTGCGACTCTGTAGAAATCTGAGATTGTCTGTTTTACGTCTGGCATATAATTATTTAGTCTTAGGCTACTAATTCGCTAAAATCCTGGCCGGTTCGGGTTGCATAAAAGTTAACTAATATGAACTCTGCAGATCTAACAGGTTTAATGTATATATCGATAACCATTTCGTTCTGATCAATCACATCCGGTGGGTTGTTTCTTTCATCACAAACGATAAGATAATCGTACATTCCTTCTGTATTTTTTGCTCGTTCAAAGATCGGTGTCAGTACATTGACTACCTGAGTTCTAGTAAATAAGGTATTCGGCTCAAAGACAAAATACTTAACAGTGGCCCTGACGGCTTTTTCTAAGTATAAGAAAAGCCTCCGGACGTTAATCCTATCAAACGCAGATGGTTTACGTTGCATGGTTTTTTGTCCAAATACTACAAATCCGTCATTAGGGAAATTAGATATAGGGTTTAAATTGATCTTATATAGCTGATCCCGGTGCTTTTGACGTGGATATAATGCAATATCTAATGCATTCGTTAATAAACCTCTTGTAAATCCGGCGGGCGCATACCATGGATAAAAATTAGAATCAGTCAAGGCCATCAGTTTGGCCGCAAAACCACTAAAAGGCATCCATACTCCTCGGTTCATCGTCCTATCATAAATCTGTAACCAGTTAGCATAAGCACAAGCATAACTAGAATTTGTACTTCCAAATAAATGACGCAGAGGCCAGTATATATGTAATGAGAAATTCTTCTTAGTAGTTGGATCACTAGAAGTTATGTCTCGTTGATCTAATGTTTTAGAGCTTCGACCCTGAACAAATATATTACGCAGTCCGTCTGCGACATAAAGTAAATCTTTCCTCTTATGCTGTGCAAACGTAATAAAAGCACCGTTAACGGCTCTATAATTTAGCACATACTCCGGAGGTGTTAAGTCTTGCTTACTTGTATATAATGTACTTACATCGAGAACAGTCTCATCATCCCATCCTTTCTGTAAACCACCAGATGTACCGGCGAAGATAGTACCTAAACCAGCTTCACATACAATATCTAAAGGAAATAACTCGTGATTATCAACTAATTCAAAGACCCGCTCTAATTTAGCCGGAATGGCGCCTGCTTGGGTTGATACAACATCGCTTCTCCTGAACGATCCGGATGGGTATAAATTATCAGCCGGTTTTGAATCGGTGAGACCTTCAACGACATTAGTACGGAAAGCGGACAATTCAGCTGCTTCCGCATTATTAACATATGTATCAGCTTGGTTAGAAGCATGACTAGTAACCATCCTCACTTTTCTTTCCGGGAGAGCATCGATAGTGTTAAACCAATCACCAGATGTCTTCGAAATATGATCATTAACAAATATTCTCATATTAGGTGACGATGCTGATGTATCTGGTAAATAGTATGTTATCGCTGGACCACCGTCCTGTGAGTGTGATATTCTAAATGAATTTAATGAACCAGTATATGCTTCTGTTAAAATGTAGTCGAGTTTGGTTGTGTCTGGATCTAAAACAGAAGGTCTTACTTTAAATAATCCGACCGTTAGCACATCACTGAACTCCTGTGTACTAATATCAAATGGTGAAACGTTCTCTAGGACCTCTGAAGGAGTGCCATCGCGTTTGCCAACTCCAATTGCGACAGAACTTAATGGAAAAGATAACCTATCTAAAGGTACTTTCATTAAATCATATACCATGGTAGAAGAATCTGGTGCACTATTAACAGAATATAAATTCATAACACCGTCGTAGGCTGTTGCTGGATTTAGGTTGGTATTATCAACCACACCAAAATAGTAACCGTCCAACTTTTGGGAAATTACGCTCTTTCGGGTATTAACAACAATCATCCCGGCTTTGCCCCAATCTGCTACTGCGCCGGCTCCAACTGCTGAATTACCAACAAAAGTATGAGCTCCGTCGCTCTTATCGCTCCATACTAAATGACCTTGTTCTAAATCTAAATATTGTTGATCTGATAAATCGATTTGTGTGGGTTCACCGAAGTAATAAGATTTCGCAGTAGATAAGGCTTGATTAGGGTCCCAAGCATCCGTGGTTCCCTTGGCATATACCGGGAAGAATAAAGCACTATAACCGCCAACGATAT